CTTCGTCTCTTCGCAGGCCCGCTCCAAAGAGCGTTCCAATTTCCGAATCTTGTCATGCAACTCAGTCATAGCACTCTTGCGCGGTTTCACCCAAGCACGCACGAGACGGCGCTGAACACCAGGGTGAAAGACTGTGTAAGGCAGCACTTCACACATGATGATCCAAGCCCATCCAGCGGAGGAGGTCGCAGAGGCACCAGTGCCGACAACCCACGGGCCAGTCTTGGCACAAAAAGTGGGGTCACCCGGCGCGATCAACCAGCTCAAAGCAACGCTGTTGTAAGTAGCAGTTGAAGCTGTTGTGGCGCGCGTGGTAACAATCGGAACAGAGCCGTTGCTGTGCGTTTCTGTTGGCCCAGATTGAGTGGTGCCCATGTCAGCAGTCTGCACCGTCCAGCGCAAACTCAACCAGGCTCCATTCTCTCGTGCAGGCGAACCTTCTTGAAATGTAATCGCCAAGGAATCAGTCGCAGATGGTGTAATCGTCTGCTGGAAAAACAGACCCACGTTGTCGACAGCTTGAATGACGTTGTAGCCAGTGAATCCAGCCTCATCAAAGGTGAGCGCATTCGCACCGATCGGCAAAGATAACGGATTTGAATAATAGTCACCTGTGTTGTGGGCAATCTGGCCAGTGCAGAAAGGCGGATCGGAAATAAAAGTGTCATTCTCATCAGAAGCCACACAGCACTCAATAGTGTAGTGGCAACGCAAATCAGCCCACACAATGTCTTGCGACGCTGTGTAAGCACCGGTCGCAGCAGAACCAAGACAGTTCAGCGGACCTTGCAGCATGATGAAGAACTGACCAAAAGATGTGTTTTGCAAAGGCTCGCTGCCATCAGGGTCGTTGAAGTAATACCCGTCAAACGGGCCTTTCTGCAGCGACACGTTGATTGAAAAGTGAACCCCCTTGCCGTCCTTGCTCTTGGACATCTGCATGACCTTCACATTGCTGTGAGCTTCATACTTGCTCAGGGATTTCTGATCTTCGGCAGCGGTGCCAACTGAGACGTCTGGTACGAACTCAAGAGCATTTGGTTCGTAAACACACAGAACTGTCCCTCTGTTTGTATCTGCCATGTTCGAGCGGATCTCAAAGTCAAACCTGAGAACCTTCCACTTCTCGAACAGGTCCATCATCTTCTTGAGTCGCGAATTTGGGATCATCTTGAAAGGCTGGAGCTGGGTCTTGTAAATCACCTGCCCCGGTTGTTCAAGAATCTGCTGGCCACTAGAGGCCGGCCCAGTGACATGCAATGCCTCGATGTAATCAGAGCCAGACACGACAGTGCGGTCCATTCCGTTGCGTCCACCACCAGGCAGATTCATACGGTTAGGCTTCTTTTTCCCCATCTTTGGCTGAAATTTCGGCCGCTTCACAGTGGCCGCTCCTCCTTTGATCACAATCACTTCGGTTTTGGCTTTCGATTTCTTTCCACCACCTTGTTTCGGCATCGCAACAGTCAAAGATTCCTGAGATGGCTCTGGTAAACTTGAAGACGTAGCGTTGATATAGTGTGGTAAGCGTTTGCCCTTGTGCGGCTTGTAACTTGGTTTCCCAAAGTTCAAAGAATGTTTGAAACTCTTGATCTCTTGAGAAAGTGTAGCTAATGCTGCTCCTGTCAATGGCTCACTAGGTAAGCCAAATTTCAGGGGTATACGAGAGTAAACTACGTCAGCCAGGAAATATGAGTCCTGTCTTTCGCAACAACTTTGCGCGGAAACACGCGCTGTCTGCTCAAGAAACTGGAGGATAGCAAGGCCTGTG